ACCATAAAGACCAGCATCAAGATTCTCTCTCACTTGAGATATGACAACTAATAGACTTCCTGTTTTTTTCAACTCTCTAACAATACCTCTTAACAAAGCTCCAAATTCTTTTGTCTTCTTTGCTCCACTATACCCTGTTTCTTTTTCTGCTTTTTTCTTTTCTTCTTCTTCACTGGATAAAGAATCATAAGAATCTAATCCATAAATAAAAGGCCGACCTTCTGCTAAACATTCTTTGATGTCTTTTTTGAAATCTTCAATCGTTTCAATCTTAACATCATTCTCCATTCTCTTTGCCATCTTTGATCCAAAAAGACTTTCAACATCCCAAACAACACCTGCTTCAATATCTCTATGGATTAATCTATAATCTGAAAATCGTTTTCGTCTGGCAACTTCTGCTAACATGGTATGGTAAAGCATAGTCTTTCCTGCACTCTTATCTCCAATTAAATTAACCATAGTTCCCGGAACAAAAGCTCCATTCGAACAATCAGAACAAGCAAGGTTTAACATTGTAGACCCAGAAGGAATTAATATTTTGGGATCCAACGCTTGAGGGTTTTCTATTTCTTTTTTGGAAATAGTTTTAATCTCATTTATAAGGTCGGTGTTTTTTGTTCTTGTCATGATTTTTCTTTCAGGCTTGGACGGGTAGGAATTAAACCCACCCGTCCAAACTCTATGTTACTTTCTTCTTGATGAGTTCTTCTTCTTAGGCTTTTCTTCCTCATCATCCTCATCCTCATCATCATCCTCATCGTCATCTTCGTCATCGTCGTTAATGGTAGGTGGCTCATCATCGTCTTCTTCATCATCATCATCTTCGTCCACTACCTTCTTTTTCTTCTTAGGCTTTTCTTCCTCATCATCATCGTCATCGTCATCATCATCAGGCTTCTTTTTCTTCTTAGGCTCATCATCATCATCATCATCATCATCATCTAACGAAGCCTCTCCAGTTCCTTCACATATTTTGCACGTTTTACCTTTACTATTTACCCCTTCTCCTTCACAGGCAATACATTCATTCTTCTTCTTTTTCTTCTTAGGCTTCTCATCCTCCTCATCATCATCATCATCATCATCGTCGTCAGGGACATCTTCACTTCCTAAGAATTTTTCCTGAAGATCTTTATAAGAAAGAACATTTAAGATAGAATCCAAATCAAGCGTTTCTTCTAAAATACTCTTTTCATAATCTTCACGATCTTCAAAATCAATCTTGCTGATTTTTAAAAATGGATTGTTGTTAAAAGAATCTTTCTTAAAACGACAAGTCAAAGTCTTTCCACCTTTTACTTCTGCAAAATCTCCAACAGTCTCGTCTTCACTTTCTCGAACTTCTTCTTCAAGAAGCTGACCAAAAAGAAACGTGCTGATTTCCCACAACAGAACTTTCTCTGGATCATTATCCAGATCAATCACATTGAAGATTTCTCGTTCTTTTGGACGGAGTGCTTTTACCATATCTTCATCTGCGTCAGGGTCCTTTTTCATTTTCTTATATTCATCACAGATTGGACAGGGCTTCCCTATTGTCTTCGGGCATAAGAAAGTTCTTTGCTCTACACCAATTTGAGGATGGATGTAAATCAAACGTCTCCACCAAGGCTCTCCTGCTTCAATCTGTTCTGGATGATGTTTATCCGAAACAACATAAGGAACAATATCTATCCTGCATTTCTTTTCAGGTTTGAAAAACTCAACCCCTTCAGGAAGATTTAAATAATTGCTTCCACCTGCACCCTTTCTTTCATTTGCTCGTTCACGAGTACGATCACCCATTCTTCCTTTTTTGCTTTTCTTATCTTTCCTCATTTTGTATCCCTTTCTTATTTTTCTCTTTCAATGATTTCTTTACCCCTGCTGTTATCAGCCGGGCGGCACTGTATAACCAAACAAGAAGGAGAATAGAAATCATACAATTTTCTGGAGTTACTTTTATCATTTCGTTCTACCTCCTTCTTTCTTCCGCCGACTCTTTTGCATTATTTTATCGGATGCCTCCTCCTTTCTTTTTCTTTTTTCGTTTTCAAGATTTAAGTTTCTTGGATTAGTTGGGCCACTGAAATAATCAGCCGTTAATAGTTTAACAAGATTTTCCAAGGCCGCTCGTTTTTGATGAAGTGAAGATACAGCTACTTGAATTATTTGTTGATTATGAAGAGCATCACTCAAATCTTTTTTTGCATCTATATAATCTTCATGCGTTCTGTAATAAGCTTCAATAGTTTGAGCAGTGGTTTTTTCTCCTCCTCCGGGAATACCATTCTTATTAACTTCAAGAATTATTTCCGACCTAATAACTTTTACTTTTTCTTCTGCTCTCCTTGTTCGTTCCTCAGCATCAGCTAATTCTTTACCATATTTACCAACAAGAAAAGATTGTCGTAGCCATTCAACATCTAATTCATCTGGGTTTATAGTAATGTCGTTTTCGTAATTCATATTGATCTCCTTATTATATTATACTTTTATCTACCTACTTCGTTATGAAATAGAATCAAAACAAGCCAAAACTAAACCAGCTTTACCTGAATTAAAAAAGTTGGTATTGAAATTATCTAATACTTCAGCCGCTTGCTCAGAACCTGAATTAAGCAATACAGCAGAAGCATATCCTATTACTGCTCGCCTGACGGCTTCAGGATCCTGCTGTATTCCTTTGAGGATTGCCGACACAGCCTTCCAAGAGGCTTTCTTGATAAGTGCCCGGCATAGCTCGATGCTTTCGTTCTGCTCGGAAGCTGATTGTTCAGCCACTTCCATCATTTGATCTTTATCCAGATCAATTATCTTATCAAGAATACCCAAAGCTATTCCCGGAGATCCCAAAGAATCTAAAGCAATTTGTTCCAAAACATCTTCTGGAATTTTTACTTTCTTTTCTTTTGTTATGGAAGTCAGAAACTTTATCAGAGGTTTGTCATTTAAAGGTTTAACAGAAAACTCTGTACATCTTCTCTTTAAAGTTACCTTTAATTTTTCTGGTTCTGTTGTGGCCAAGATAAAAAAGACATGGGAAGGAGTATCTTCTAAAGCTTTGAGAAGAGCTTCCTGAGCATCCTTGGTCAGTTGAGCGCATTCGTCTAGTAGCCAGACACGACATGGACCACTGGAAGGTTTGTAATTGATTCTTTTTCTAATTTCTCGAACCGTTTCAATTCCTCTGAAGTCAGCGGCATCCAATTCGAAATAATCTGCTTTATGACATTTCAATTCTTTTGCCACTATCCTCGCAAGAGTTGTTTTTCCACAACCACTTGGTCCAGTGAATAAGAAAGCGTGAGGAGGTTCTTCTCTTTCTAAGACAGTTTTTAAAGAAGCAATGGTCGCCTCATTCCCTTCTACATGTTCGAATTTATCAGGCCTGTATTCTAATTGCAATGTCATAGCATCTCCTTTTATTTGATTTCAAATGAGAACAATTTTGAAATTTCTTTTATTTCACTTTTCGTTGTGGGTTGCCAATCTAAATCATCGGCGTGTATTAGTTTTAAATTCTTTTCTACAGATTTGTTTACAGAGGTATTTCCAGAGAAAGTTGATTCGCCTTTGAAAAAACCAAGTTGTCTTTTAGGATGGTTTGCATTCTCTATTATTGTCATTGCGATTTTTTCACCGACTCCTTTTATTTTTGTAAATGGAGCAAACAACTTTCTTTCTCCCGGAACACTTGTCCATTTTGTTGCTTCTGAAACCCCTATCTTTGGTAAGCAGATTAAGATCTTTAACCTTCTACATTCATTTATAAGTTCACGAGCCTTGTCTTCATGACTATAAGTTAGTGAACAAGCCATAAACTCAACAGGATAATATTTCTTACAAAACAATTCCCAAAAACTTATCATTGAATACTCAACAGCATGCGACTTGTTAAATCCATAAGCACCAAAAGATAAAAGAGATTTCCAAATTCTTTCTATTGTAGAAGCATCAACTTCATTCTCTTTACAACCTTTAACAAAAGCTTTTTTATATTTTTTGAATGAAGCTTGACCTTTACTTTTTGCAATTATCTTTCTTATCGAATCACAATCTTCCCATTCAAATCCTGCTAATTCATGCAACATCAACATTATCTGTTCTTGGTAGAGAAGAACGCCATAAGTGTTTTTAGTTATGTTTTTTAATAATGGATGATCATAATCCCATTTTATTCTTTTATGTTTACGATCTACAAATTCAACCGCCATACCTGATCTCAATGTTCCCGGTCTCCATAGAGATGTTGCGTCAACAATATC